GGACTTGCTCCTGTTGGCTCACTCTCGTGCACGCTCGGCCACATCCAGATCAGCGCGCCTCTCGGCCGATGATGCCTCAGACAGTACGACACGCTTTGTCGCAACGCATACCCAAACCGAGTGGCAGATGAGGCAGGTCATGTCGATACCCTCCATACCGTGTGCGCGCACACGCGAGGCGTTAACGACATAAACCGCCTCATCTGCCACTCGGGGGTTGACCGCGCGACAGATGAGTACGAATGCCAAGCCGATTGGGTTCGTGCGGACAATTGCGGGTTGCTGAGGATGATCGGATGAGGATTCCGACGCCTTCGAACTGCTGCAGACGACTGCGGACAACTGCCAAGTCAGCCGGTTTTTCGGCGTGCAACAAATGCCGATAGCGATGGTAGATTTCGATCCATGCTGGCTCTGAACCCCTCGGACGCGGCTCTGGCGAGATGACCCGAGTGGCGATAAAGCCACAGTGGCTTTGACGCCACGCTGCCGGGGCGAAAAGGGGTCCTTCCTGCCGAAAGGTCCATACGGGGGGGACGAGCGCGACGCTTCCCTAGCGTCAGGGTGCGAACTGAGGTTCGCACGGTTCGCGCAGTTCGCAGGTACGCACCCCACCACCGATTCCACTCCACCCGCCACGGCTTACGTCGGCGGGTTTTTCGTTTTCAGGACCCACATCCGCGTGAACCCGCTCCACGTCGAGTACCGCCAGGTCGAGACGCTGATCCCCTACGCCCGCAATCCGCGCACGCACAGCGACGCGCAGATCGCCAAGATCGCGGCCAGCATCGCCGAGTTCGGCTGGACCACGCCGATCCTGGTGGATGCGGTCCAGGGTGTCATCGCGGGCCACGGTCGTTTGGCGGCCGCACGCAAGCTGGGCCTGGCCGACGTGCCGGTGATCGAACTGACCCACCTGTCGCCAGCGCAGAAGCGCGCCTACGTCATCGCCGACAACCGCTTGGCGCTCGACGCCGGTTGGGACGAGGAACTGCTGGCGCTGGAACTCGCGGACCTCACCGAGGCCGGATTCGATCTCGCGCTGACGGGCTTCGACGATGCCGAACTGCAGTCGCTGCTCACCGATGCCGAGGCCGGCGATCCGGAGGAACCCGACGAAGCGCCCGAGGAAGACGACGCGGCCGACGAGGTGCCCGACGCTCCGGTGGTTGCGGTATCGCGCCCGGGCGACGTCTGGCTGCTCGGCCCGCATCGCCTGATCTGCGGCGACGCCAGCGACCGCGACGTGATCGCTGCGCTGATGCAGGACGACCGGGCGCAGTTGTGCTTCACCTCGCCGCCCTATGGCAACCAGCGCGACTACACCACCGGCGGCATTGCCGATTGGGATGCGCTGATGCGCGGCGTGTTCGCGCCGCTTCCGATGGCCGACGACGGCCAGGTCATGGTCAACCTCGGCCTGATCCATCGGGACAACGAGTTCACCCCGTACTGGGATGCCTGGCTCGGCTGGATGCGCACGCAGGGTTGGCGCCGTTTCGCGTGGTACGTCTGGGACCAGGGCCCGGGTATGCCGGGCGATTGGGCCGGACGGCTCGCGCCGAGCTTCGAGTTCGTGTTCCATTTCAATCGCGAGACCCGCAAGCCGAACAAGACCGTGCCCTGCAAGTTCGCCGGGCAAGACACCCACCTGCGCGCCGATGGTTCGTCCACCGCATTGCGCGGCAAGGACGGCGACGTCGGTGGCTGGACCCATGCCGGCCAGCCGACGCAAGACCACCGCATTCCCGACTCGGTGATCCGGGTCATGCGCCACAAGGGCAAGATCGGTGAAGGCATTGAGCACCCCGCGGTGTTCCCGGTGGCGCTGCCGCAATTCGTGATCGAGGCCTACTCGGCCGAAGGCGAGATCGTGTTCGAGCCGTTCTGTGGCTCCGGCACGACGATCCTGGCCGCGCAGCGCACAGGCCGCATCGCGCGCGCCGTCGAGATCGCGCCGGAGTACGTGGACGTGGCGATCCGCCGCTTCCGCCAGACCTTTCCGGAGGTGCCGGTGCGCCTTCAGGCCACTGGCGAGAGCTTTGATGCAGAAGCCGCGGCGCGCGCAGGATCTACGGCATGACGCGCTCCTGGCTGGCCGAGAAGATCGAGCCCTGGCCGACCGACAAGCTCATCCCCTACGCCCGCAATGCGCGCCAGCACTCGGACGCGCAGGTGGCGCAGATCGCCGCCAGCATCGCGGAGTTCGGATTCACGAACCCGATCCTCGCTGGCAGCGACGGCGTCATAGTCGCCGGCCACGGTCGTCTCGCCGCGGCGCAGAAGCTGGGACTCGTCACGGTGCCGGTGGTCGTGTTGGACCATCTGTCCCCCACGCAGCGCCGCGCGCTGGTGCTGGCCGACAACCGCATCGCTGAGAACGCCAGCTGGGACGAGGAACTGCTGCGCGTAGAACTCGCGGACCTGCAGGACGCTGGCTTCGACCTGGACATCACCGGCTTCGACGCCGACGCGCTTGCAGAACTGATGGCCGGCGACGAGCCCGATGTGTCAGGGCAGACCGATGAAGATGCCGTCCCGGAAGTGTCGGATACGCCGGTGTCCCGCGCCGGCGACATTTGGCAGCTGGGACAGCATCGCCTTCTGTGCGGCGACGCGACCCTGGCGGCGAGCTACGACGCACTGCTCGGCGAGGAGCGAGTGGCCATGGTGTTCACCGACCCGCCCTACAACGTGAACTATGCGAACAGCGCCAAGGACAAGCTGCGTGGAAAGGACCGCGCCATCCTCAACGACAACCTGGGCGGTGGCTTTTCGGACTTCCTGTTGGGGGCGCTGACGCCGATGGTCGAGCGCTGCGATGGCGCAATGTATGTGGCCATGTCGTCGAGCGAGTTGGACACGTTGCAGTCGGCCTTCCGCGCGGCTGGCGGCCACTGGTCGACGTTCATCATCTGGGCCAAGCACACGTTCACGCTCGGCCGCGCCGACTACCAGCGCCAGTACGAGCCGATCCTCTACGGCTGGCCCGAGGGCGCCGAGCGCCACTGGTGCGGCGACCGCGACCAGAGCGACGTCTGGCAAATCAAGAAACCGCAGAAGAACGATCTGCACCCGACCATGAAGCCGGTCGAACTGGTCGAGCGCGCGCTGCGCAACAGTTCGCGTCCTGGCGATGTGGTGCTCGACCCATTTGGCGGTTCCGGCACGACGCTGATCGCCGCGGAGAAGTCCGGGCGCGTCGCGCGGCTGATGGAGTTGGACCCGAAGTACGCCGACGTGATCGTGCGGCGCTGGGAGGACTTCACCGGCAAGAAAGCTATTCGCGAGGCGGCAAACCAGGATGCATGCGCCAGTTGAATCGGCGCGAAGGCGCTTTGGTGTCTTCCTCCTCCGCGATGCGCCCCAGCAGCTGCATCGTGGTGAGATCGCGGGGCAGCACCGCGCACATCAAGCGCACAGTTTGTTCGATGGAGACGTCCGGACGCCGGTGGGCAATCAGCCACCGCAGCGCCTGCTCCCGTTCGCTGGCGGGCGTATTCATCAGGCGGCCATTTCGTCGCAGATTCCGCAGTGGATCACAAAGCCTGTCAGGTAAGGCAGCCCGCGCGGGATGCCGTAGTTCCTGCTGGTATGGCGATCAATCGTCCACACCATCCACTTGCTGGTGGCGGCGGCGATGGCGTCTGGAAGACTGCGGCCATCGTCGAAAGCATCCAGGACGCTGTCGGCGTAGTGGCGGCCAAATCGGCTGTCGAGAAACGCGCGCACGGTGTCGAGGGACTCGCCCGTAGCGTTGGCGACGGCGGTCATGGCCAGTGGCCATGCGGCCTCGGCGTGCTCGTTCATCGTGCCGTACAGACCCCAACCTTCGTTTCGGGTGGCGGGGATTTTGGCAGTCTGGGTCATGGTGGACTCCTTGGCGTTGGTGGGTGGCGACGAGCCCATGAACGCGCTGTTCGACCTCAAAGCCAAGCGTTCTGCCGCAGAATCTTCGAGCAGCTTCGAGTTCGTTCAATCGACGATCTCAAAGCTCCCCGGGCCGTTACCCTCGGTATCGGACAGCAGAATCAGCGTCCGTCGCTGGCCGTTCGGCAGCGTGACGACCAACCCGAAGAACTCCTCGTCGAAGGCGTCTTCGCCGGGGCCGGTTCGCGCCAAGGCGGTGATCGTGCCGCCGACCAAGGGGTGCAGTTGCTGCAGATGAAACTCGACGTTGCTGGTCATGGTCTGGGCCCTCAGTCGACGCGCAGGCCGACGTAGCGCCCGTAGGTTGATCCCGAAGGATCGACGTAGAGCGTCGTGCGATTGGGCGCGGTGACCTCGACCACGCTGCGCCCGCCACCATCGAGATACCCGCCGCGTCCGGCCAGCCAGTCGCGGTCCGCGAGCAGTTCGGCGGCAAAGGCGTCGTACTCGGCCTCCGTCAACGTCTGGCGCGATTCGATCTCGACGTGGTTGGCGAGGTCGCCGAGTTCTTCGTGGGCGATAGCCAGGACATCGGCGAGGTCGTAGGGCTTGCGGGCAAATCGGACTTTGATGTTCTCGATCATGGGGATCTCCGTGACGTTGGGTGTGGATGCATGAACGCGCTGTTCGCGCGGGAAGCCAAGCAATTACTGCTTGGCTTCGCCTTGCGTCGGCATCCGACCCGCCTGGCGCAGACCCTCCGCGATGCCGGCCTCAAACGCGGCCTGCAGCGCGTCGCGCACGCACCAGACACCCACGTCGTGGAAGTCCAGGCTGTCGCGATGGCGCGTCTCCAGGGTCTGGATGTGCAGATGCGTCTGGGCGATGCGGGTGAAGAGTTCGTTGGCGGTCATGGCGGGTCTCTGTGTCGTGTGGCAACGACCCCATGAACGCGCTGTTCAAGCGAGAAGCCAAGCGTTTCCGCCTGGCTTCTCGATCATCTTCAGGCGACGCGGTACACCCGCTCCGCCCCCTCGAATTTCTCGGACGTCAGGACCAGTCCGAGCTTCTTCTTGAAGGCGCCGGCAAAGGTCCCGCGCACCGTGTGCGCCTGCCAGCCCGTGCTCTCGCGGATCTGGCTGATCGTCGCGCCCTCAGGGCGACTCAGCATCCGCAGGACCTCGGCCTGCTTGCTGTGCTCGCGGGTGCGCGGTGCGCGTGGCGCGTCGTTCGCCGCAAAGCTCGCCTCGGCGCTGGCGACGTCGGCTTCGATCGCCCCGTCGTTCGCCTCGTCCGGAGCGTCCTGCTCTGTCGCAGCTTCCGCGACCGCGATGGCCTGGTCCAGCTTGGCCTTGAACGTGGAGACCAGAGTCGGGCAGACCTCCGGGCGTGCGCGGTTCATCGCGTCGTAGCCCTCGGCAGCCACGCGCCAGCCCTCACCATCCGGCGTGATCAGTGCGCGATTGAAGAGGCCGTCGAGCACCTTGCTGCGCGCGCCGCCCTTGAGGTTGTCGGGGAAGCGTTCGATGCGGCCGTCGGTGTGCTCGATGGCGGCGGCCAGGATGAAGTGTTGGGCCGGGGTCAGTGGATTCGTGTTCATGGTGTTGCTCCCTGGTGGGTTGGATGTGCTTGCCGCGGGACACATGAACACGCTGTTCCGAGTTAAAGCCAAGCGTGCTGCGCATAGAAATTCAGGCTTCAGATGCCTTCAGCGCGGCGATGCCCACCAACTGCTTGTCGTGATTGAAAAGGCCGATGGGACTGTCGATTCGCGCCTACGCGCGCCACCGAGGCGTGTCGGATGCGGCGGTTCGGAAAGCCATCGCTGCGGGGCGCATCACGCCGGAGACCGACGGCACGCTCGACGCCGCGCGCGCAGACGCGCAGTGGTCGCGCAACACCGAGGCACCGCGCGTCGGCACGCGCACCCAGGCCGCACGTGCGCCCGTTCCGGCCGAGAGCACGCCGACTGGCGATGCCACCGCCACGCTGCCGACCGGCGGCGCGTCGTTGCTTCAGGCGCGCACAGTCAACGAGGTGGTCAAGGCACAAACGAACAAGGTGCGCCTAGCGCGCCTCAAGGGCGAATTGGTTGACCGCAACCAGGCCATCGCGCACGTGTTCAAGCTCGCACGCACCGAGCGCGATGCGTGGCTGAACTGGCCGGCGCGCATCTCGGCGCAGATGGCGGCTCGGCTCGGCGTTGATCCACACACTTTGCACGTCGCCCTTGAAGCGGCCGTGCGCGAACACCTGCAGGAGTTGGGCGAACTGCGCCCGCGCGTCGAATGAGCGACTCGGTCTACGACGGCGCCGCAGAACTCGAACGCGCGTGGCGAGAAGGCTTGCTGCCCGATCCCTTGCTCTCGGTATCGGAGTGGTCGGATCGACACCGGATGCTGTCCAGCAAGGCATCGGCAGAACCCGGGCGCTGGCGCACCAGCCGCACGCCTTACCTGAAAGCGATCATGGACTGCCTGTCGCCGACCTCCGCGGTCGAGCGCGTCGTGTTCATGAAGGCCGCCCAGCTCGGCGCGACCGAGATGGGCTCGAACTGGATCGGCTACGTCATCCACCACGCGCCCGGACCGATGATGGCGGTGTGGCCGACCGTCGAGATGGCCAAGCGCAATTCCAAGCAGCGCATCGATCCGCTGATCGAGGAGTCGGGCGTACTGGCCGAGTTGATCGCCCCGGCGCGCTCACGCGACTCCGGCAACACGATCCTGGCCAAGGAGTTCCGCGGCGGCGTGCTGGTCATGACCGGCGCCAACAGCGCGGTGGGGTTGCGCTCGATGCCGGTGCGGTACCTGTTCCTCGACGAGGTCGACGGCTATCCGTTGGACGTCGAGGGCGAAGGCGATGCGATCTCGTTGGCCGAAGCGCGCACTCGCACCTTCGCCCGCCGCAAGATCTTCATCGTCTCGACCCCGACCATTGCCGGTGCCTCGGCCATTGAGCGCGAGTACGAGGCCAGCGACCAGCGTCGCTACTTCGTGCCCTGTCCGCACTGCTCGCACCGGCAATGGCTGCGTTTCGAGCAACTGCGCTGGGACAAGGGTGCGCCGGAGACTTCCGCGTACGTCTGCGAGTCCTGCGACACCGCGATTGCCGAGCACCACAAGACCTGGATGCTCGAACACGGGGAGTGGCGCGCGATGTCAGAGATCCCAGCCAAGACGGCGGGCTTTCACCTGTCATCGCTCTACAGCCCGATCGGCTGGCGCGCCTGGCGCGACATTGCCGCCGCGTGGGAGGCCGCGGTCAGCAAGGAGTCTGGATCGGCATCGGCGATCAAGACCTTCAAGAACACGGAACTGGGCGAGGCCTGGGTCGAGGAAGGCGACGCGCCCGACTGGCAGCACCTGGTTGAGCGTCGCGAGGACTACCGAATTGCCACCGTGCCGATCGGTGGCTTGCTCCTGGTGGGCGGCGCCGACGTGCAGAAAGACCGCATCGAAGCCTCGATCTGGGCCTACGGCCGCGGCAAGGAATGCTGGCTGGTCGAGCACCGCGTGATGATGGGCGAGACCCATCACGATGCGGTGTGGAAGCAACTCGCCGATCTGATCGACGAGCGCTGGACCCACGAGAGCGGCGCGCAGATTCCGCTGGCGCGCTTCGCCGTCGACTCAGGCTTTGCCACCCAACAGGTCTACGCCTTCGTCCGCGCCCGCAAGGATCCGCGACTGATGGCGGTCAAGGGCGTGGCGCGGGGCGCTGCATTGATCGGCACGCCCACCGCGGTCGATATCAGCGTCGGCGGCAAGAAGCTCAAGCGCGGCATCAAGGTGTACGCGGTGGCCACCGGCATCGCCAAGCTCGAGATCACGACGTGTCTGAAGAAGTCCGTCGAGACCGACGCGCAGGGCGACGTGGCGTATCCGTCCGGCTACATCCACTTGCCAAAAGTCGACGCTGAGTTCGTCCAGCAACTCTGTGCCGAGCAGTTGGTCACGCGGCGCGACCGTAACGGCTTTGCGGTCCGCGAGTGGCAGAAGCTGCGCGAACGCAACGAGGCGCTGGACTGCTTGGTGTACGCGCGCGCTGCTGCCGCTGCGGCAGGTCTCGATCGCTTCGAAGAACGTCACTGGATCGAACTGCAGCGCCAACTCGGCGTCCCGGATCGACCGACTGAATCGTCATCCACCGAACTCCCGGTCGCCGATCTGGCCGACCGGGCCGCCGCCGCCACGAAGCGATCGGGCCGACGCCTGATTCGCAGTCGCTGGCTGGGCGGAAGCTGAGCCGGATCGTCAATCCCACACCACAGGACTACCAACACCCATGTCGCTCGTCTCCCGTATCGAATCCCTGATTCTCCGACTCGCCGCCGAGTTCAAGGCCATCCGCCGCGATCTCGGCAATCCCACCGAACTCACCACACGCGACCAGTCGAACCTGGTCGCCGCGATCAACGAAGTCCGCGCGCTGATCGATGTCACGCCGGGTTTGAACATCATCGACGACGAGAACCCGAACGCCGCCAGCACCACCTTCTCCGCGTCCGGCATCGTCCGCCGCCTCGACCAGCTCAAGGCTGACATCCTGGGCGGTGCTGATGGCGCCTTCGACACGCTGAAGGAACTCCAGGATGCGCTGGCCAGCGACGCCTCCGGCATTGCTGCGCTGACCCGTGCGCTGGAGTCGCGTGTGCGCTTCGACGAGCCGCAGGACCTGACGGTCGACTCGCAGGCGCAGGCCCGCCAGAACATCGGCGCGGTCTCCGCCGAGGCGATCGGCGACACGGAGGTCGATCTCGTCGTGGTGTTCCGCGACGCGCTGGCGGCCTGAGCCGATGAGCCTCGTTCGCAACATCGCGAGTCTGGCCACGCGGATTGCGCTCGAGCTCAAGGCTGCTCGCCAGCGGATCGGCGCCCTCGAAGGGCGCCTTCCGCCGGGTGAGACCGTGGTCACGCCGGGACATCCCGGCGTGACCAAGGCCTGGGCGTGCTTCGCCACGCAAGCGCAGGTGGCTGTGCTTCGATCCGGCTTCAACATCGCACGGGTCGAACGCCAGGGCGTCGGGCGCTATCGGGTGCATTTCCAGACGGCAATGGCCAACGCGGACTACTGCTGGCAGGCATTTGCGCGCAACAGCGGGCAGCAGACGTCGATCAAGCTGGCCATCGCCCGAGTCCGCGGGGATGCCAAGACGGCGCAATCGCTCGAACTGTCGGTGGTCACCACCAGCGGCACACCGGTGGATTCGGCGGAAGTGAACATTGTGGTGTACGCCTGATGGCCTACACCGAAGCCCACCTCGCCGCGCTGGAGCAGGCCCTCGCGCGCGGCGAGAGTCGCGTGCGGTTCGAGGACAAGATGGTCGAGTACCGCTCGGTCGAGGAGCTGAAGTCGGCGATCCGCGAGGTCAAGCGCGGATTGTTTGAGCAGGCGCGTGACAGCGGGTTGTGGCCGGGAGCGCCCCGGCAGATCCGCGTGACGACCAGCAAGGGGCTGTGATGGCGCGCCCATCCCGCGGCTGGTTCGCCAGCGTCGCGCAAACCACCCGCAAGTGGCTCGGACTTCCCGTGCATGACGCGGCTGGCCGGGGTCGACGCTCGCTGGCTTGGTCTCCCGGCAACCCGGGCGCCGTGGCCGCGATGCTGGCGACGCAGACCGAGTTGCGCGCCAAGAGTCGCGACATCGCACGGCGCAATGCCTGGGCCAATGCTGCGCTGGAGTCCTATGTGTCGAACGCGATCGGCACCGGTATCAAGCCGCAGTCGATGGTGGCCGATCAGGCGCAGCGCGAGGCTATCCATCGCTTGTGGTCCGCGTGGGTCGCCGAAGCCGATGCCGCAGGGCTCACTGACTTCTACGGGCTGCAAGCACTCGCGTGCCGGGCAATGCTCGAAGGCGGCGAGTGTCTGATTCGACTGCGTCCACGGCGACCGGAAGACGGCCTGGTCGTAGGCCTGCAACTGCAACTGCTCGAACCCGAACATCTGCCGGTGACGTTGAACACGAGCACCGCGACTGGGAACACCATTCGTGCGGGCATCGAGTTCGATACGCTCGGGCGCCGCGTGGCTTATCACCTCTACCGCCAGCATCCGGAAGACGGTGCGCTGGCGCCAATGTCGACCAGCAGCGGCTCGGAGACCGTGCGCGTCCCGGCGAACGAGATCGTGCATCTGTTCCGTCCGCTGCGTCCGGGGCAGATCCGTGGCGAGCCCTGGCTCGCCCGCGCGTTGGTCAAGCTCAATGAGCTGGATCAGTACGACGATGCCGAACTGGTCCGCAAGAAGACGGCGGCGATGTTCGCCGGGTTTATCACGCGCGTGCAGCCCGAGGACCCGTTGATCGGCGAAGGCTTGCCGGATGCGAACGGCATCGCGCTCGCGGGTCTGGAGCCGGGGACGATGCAGATCCTGGAGGCCGGCGAGGACATCAAGTTCAGCCAGCCCGCAGACGTCGGCGCGAGCTACGCCGAGTTCCTGCGCATGCAGTTCCGCGCGGTGGCAGCGGCGATGGGCGTGACCTACGAGCAACTCACCGGGGATCTGACCCAGGTGAACTACAGCTCGATTCGGGCCGGGCTGCTGGAGTTTCGGCGCCGAGTTGAGGCGATCCAGCATGGGGTCATCGTGCAGCAGATGTGTCGCCCGATCTGGAAGGCCTGGATGACCCAGGTCGTATTGGAAGGGTCATTGCCGATTGCTGACTACACGCGCCGCCAGCGCGAAGTGCAGGCGGCGAAATGGATCCCGCAAGGCTGGCAGTGGGTGGATCCGCAGAAAGAGTTCAATGCGGTGAAGACCGCGATTCGTGGCGGGCTGCTCAGCCGCTCCGAAGCGATCAGCGCCTTCGGCTACGACGCTGAAGACATCGATCGCGAGATCGCTGCCGACAACCAGCGCGCGGATCAACTCGGCTTGGTGCTCGACACCGATCCGCGTCGCGACCCCGAGCGTTTGTCCGACGTCACCCAGACCCCAGGCGCCTGAACCCATGTTCCTTCCCCATCTGGCGAGCCGATTGATCGGCACGCCACTGCTGCTCGCGCGCGCCAAACTCGATGTCCTGCTGGCCGTGCTCGGCGAACGCGTTGGCGCACCACAGGTCAGCGTGGCGGCATTCGAGCCGGTCATCGCGCCGAGTGTGCGCACGCAAGCGTCGATCGCCGTGATCCCGGCATTCGGCACGCTGGTCCGGCGCACCAACGGACTGGAGGCGGCGTCCGGTCTGACCAGCTATTCCGAACTCGCTGCGCGACTTCAGGCCGCGTCCGTGGATACGGGCGTCCGCGGCGTGCTGCTCGAGATCGACTCGCCCGGCGGTGAAGCGGGCGGCGTGTTCGAACTGGCCGAGCAGGTGCGCACGCTGGCGCAGCTCAAGCCGGTCTGGGCCGTGGCCGTCGACTCCGCGCTGTCGGCGGCCTACGCGATTGCAGCCGCCGCCAATCGGGTCGTGGTGACGCGCACCGCAGGCGTTGGCTCGATCGGCGTCATCGCCATGCACATCGATCAGTCCGCTCGGGATGTGCAACAGGGCTATCGCTACACGCCGGTTCTCGCCGGCGCGCACAAGGCCGATCTCTCGCCCCACGCGGTGCTGGCGCCTGAAGCACTCACTCGGTTGCAGCGCGAGGTGGATCGGCTCTACGACCTGTTCGTCGACCACGTTGCCCTGATGCGCGGGCTCGACAGCGATGCCATCCGCGCTACCGAGGCCGCTTTGTACTTCGCCGAAGACGCGGTGCACGCCGGCCTGGCCGACGCGGTCGGCGGTTTCGACGACACGCTGGCCGAGTTCGCCCAGTTCCTTTCGCACCCCAAGCCCGTCAGCAGGCTGGGGCACCACGCCGCACTGCTGACCCCCACCCCCACGATCAAGGACATCACCATGTCGACCGTACCCAACGACATTCCCTTTCCGAACAAGCCGGCTCAGCCCGTCTCCGCGCCCGAAGGATCGGAGCCCATCGACGTTCCCGATGAGGACACCGAGAAGGTCGAGGTGGCGCCGGCTACCGCCTCTGCGCCTGCCACACCGACTGCCGCGGCCCAAGTCACTCGCAGCTTCGCCGACGCCCGTCTGATCGTCGAGATGTGCGCGCTCGCCGGTCGCGCCGACCGCGCGCTCGGCTTCCTCGATGCCAACGCCGGTGTCGACCAGGTGCGCCGAACCCTGCTGTCAGAACTCGCGGCAGGCCCCGAGATCGGTTCGCTATTGCCGCCGATCGGTCATCGTGCGAGCGCCACGCCTTCGGATCCCGCATCGGCAGCCGCCTCGCCCACCCACAACCCCGTACTCGCCGCAGTCGCCAAACTGCGCAAAGGCTGATCCATGCCCGCCATTCTCGAAAACCAGAACCTGGGCGATCTGCTCAAGTTCGAAGCGCCGCAGTTGTACTCGCGCGACACGGTCACGGTGGCCGCCGGATCCAACCTGCGCCTCGGTGCAATCGTCGCGTTCACCCCGACCGGGACCATCAAGGCCGTGGCGCCCGCCGCCAGCGACAGCACCAAAGTCGCGGTCGGCGTGCTCATCGTCGATGCCGATGCCACCCTGGCCGAGCGGAGCGCGCTGATGGTCTGCCGCCACGCGATCGTGTCCGATCGCGCGCTGCAGTGGCCAGCCGCTATCACCCTCGAACAGAAGGCCACGGCGGTCGCGCAATTGCGAGCGCTCGGCGTACTGGTCCGCACTGGAGTCTGAGATGCAGAACCCCTTTCACAACCCCGCGTTCTCCATGGCCAACCTCACGGCCGCCATCAACCAGATCCCGAATCGCTACGGCAAGCTGGAAGCCCTGCGGCTGATGCCGGAGAAGTCGGTGCGCTTTCGCCAGGTGCTGGTCGAGGAGCGTAACGGCGTCCTGGCGCTATTGCCGACGCTGCCGCCCGGCTCACCGGGCACCGTGGGCGTGCGCGGCAAGCGCAAGATGCGCTCGTTCGTCGTGCCGCACATTCCCCACGATGACGTGGTGCTACCCGAGGAGGTCAACGGCATCCGCGGCTTCGGGTCGGAGACCGAACTGGAGACCGTCGCCAACGTGATCGCGCAGCACCTGGAGACCATGCGCAGCAAGCATGCGATCACGCTGGAGCATCTGCGCATGGGCGCCTTGAAGGGCGTGATCCTGGATGCCGATGGGTCGGAGCTGTACGACCTCTACGCCGAGTTCGACATCACGCCCAAGGTGATCAGCTTCGCGCTCACCACGCCGACCACCAACATCAAGGCCAAGTGCGCCGATGTGCTACGCCACATCGAGGACAGCCTGCGTGGCGAGATCATGACCGGCGCCCACGTGCTCTGCAGCCCCGAGTTCTTCGACGCCTTCACGGGCCATGACAAGGTCCAGAAGGCCTTCGAGAACTGGCAGCAGGGTGCAGGACTGGTGCAGGACCTGCGCTCCGGCTTCACCTTCGGCGGGCTGACCTTCGAGGAGTACCGTGGTCAGGCCACCGACGTCGAGGGCCGCACGCGCCGCTTCATCGCCGCCGGCGAAGCGCACTGCTTCCCGCTGGGCACGGTCGACACCTTCGCAACCTACGTGGCACCGGCCGATTTCAACGAGACGGTGAACACGCTCGGCCAGCCGCTCTACGCGAAGCAGGAGCCGCGCAAGTTCGAGCGCGGGACCGATCTGCACACGCAGAGCAATCCGCTGCCGATGTGTCACCGGCCGGGCGTGCTGGTGAAGCTGACCGCATGAACGAGCTCACGCCACCGCTGGATCTGGTTGGTCGCGTTTACGAGTCCGCCGCCAATGCGGGTCTGCTGAAGCGCTGCACCTGGCTACGCAACCCGCCCGACATGCCGTTGGTCCACCACGTCGGCTTGCGCGCGCCCGATGACTCGATTCTCGAGAACTTGAGTCGCAGCAAGGAGACCACCATCAGCTACCCGTGCACGATCTTCCTCGGCCTCAAGGCTGGCGAGACCGTGGAACTGGAAGGCCAGCGCTACCAGGTGCGCGAGATCCGAGCAGTCGGCGACGGCGCCGAACTGCGCACCAAGCTGACGCGCCTGTGATCCGCTGTGAACTCGATCCGCGAGCAGATCCTGCAGCGCCTGGCGGGCGTGCTCGGGGTGGTGGCCGCCGCGCATAACGCCAGCGTGCATCGATCACCCACCGTGGCCATCGAGCGCGAGCACTGTCCGGCGCTGGTGCTGTTTCCGGAAGCCGATCAAATCACTGAGCGAGCCAACGATCGGGTGACACGCGAACTCACGGTCCGCATCACCGCACTGGCCAGGGCGATTCCGCCGCAGGTCGCCGAGACGGAGGCGGACGAACTCCTCACCGCTGCGCATGCGGCGGTGATGGTCGACATGAACCTGGCCGGCCTGGCGCTCGGAATCCGGGAAGTCGACGCTGAGTTCGACATCGAAGACGCCGACGCCACCGCGGCGGCCATTCCGCAGCGCTACCGCATCACCTACCGAACGCTCGCTGCCGATCTCTCGCGGCTCGGCTGAGCCACCCACCTTGAACCTCAACAATCCATCGGCACCACGCCGATGGCAGGAGTCCTCATGTCCACTTATGCCTCATTCCAGGGCCGCGTCTACCTCGGCCGGCGCGACGCGGCCGGCAACCCCATCGAAGTGCGCTCGCCCGGCAACGTCGCCGAACTCAAGTTGTCGCTGAAGACCGATGTGCTCGAGCACTTCGAATCGCAGACCGGCCAGCGCACGCTCGATCACCGCATGGTCAAGCAGAAGTCCGCGACGATCATGCTGACCATCGAAGAGTTCACCAAAGAGAACCTGTCGCTGGCGCTTTACGGCAACCACATCGACACGCAGAGCGGCACCGTGCAGGTCGAGCCGATCGGCGCGCCGTTGGCCGTCGGTCATCGCTACCTGCTGGCCCATCCCAAGGTGTCGACCTTGGTGCTGAAAGACAGCGCGACGCCGGCGAAGACGCTGGTACTCGGCACGGACTACACCGCGGATCTCGACTTCGGCGCGGTCCAACTGCTGCGGCTGGATGATGGCGCCGCGACGCCCACACCGTTCACGGCGCCGCTGAAGGCCAGCTACGGGTTCGGCGTGACCACCGAGATCGGCATCTTCACCCAGCCGCTGCCCGAGCGCTTCCTGCGGCTGGAAGGCCTCAACACCGCGCAGGGCAACGCCAAGGTGCTGGTTGAGCTCTATCGAGTGGCGTTCGATCCGCTGAAGGAGCTGAACCTGATCTCCGACGAATACAACAAGTTCGAACTCGAGGGCTCGCTGCTGGCGGACAACACCAAGCCGCTGGACGCGGTGCTGGGGCAGTTCGGCAAAATCGTTCAACTGTAGGCCCGACCATGAGCACACCAACCGATGAACTTGAACGACTGATCCCGCAGGGCACCAAGGTGTCGGTGGCCAGCGATACGGTCATCCTCCATCCGCTCAAGGTAGGGCAGTTGCCGGCGATGCTGCGCGCGGTCGGCGGCCTCGCCGGTCACCTGCAGCGCGATCCGATCGACTGGCTGCAACTGCTCGCCGAGCACGGCGATGCGCTGCTCGATGCGGTGGCCATCGGCAGCGGAAAGACCCGCGCATGGGTCGACGGACTGGCGCCCGACGATGCCTTGCTGCTGGCGGCAAAGGTGGTCGAGGTCAACGCGGATTTTTTCGCGCGTCGGGTGATCCCGCGGATCGAGACACTGTTCGACAGCGCCAGGACCCTCGCGGCAGCCAGCGGGGCCACTGGTTCGACGCCGCCCAGCGCCTGATCGCGCACGGGCATGGCCTCGATACGGTGCTGCAGATGACGCTTGGCCAGATGCGCGGGTTTCTACGGGCGATTGATCGGGCGGAGGCCACGCGCGAGTTGCGCATACTGAATCTCGTTCTCCTCGGTACCCGTGGCGAGTCCAAGGCCATCGAACGGCTGGAGGACACGCTACGCAAGCAGGCCGACTTGGGCTGACCCATGCGCATCAGGATCAAACTCGATAGCGCCGCGGCCAGCGCCAAGTTGAGGAAATGGGGCGGCGAGCTACGCGAGAAGGCGCGCAAGGCGGTCGGTACCGCCATGCGTGCCGAGGCTCCGGCGATTAAAGCCGAGGTTCAGAGCCACGTCGCAAACAAGCTCAAGGTCGTGCGTCGCTCCTTCCCGCGCAGCTTTACGGCCAAGGTCATCGACCGGGACACGCGCCGCTTGCCAGCGCTGCACATCGGCGCGCGCATCCCATGGATCGGCATCCACGAGTCCGGCGGCACCATCCAGGGCAAGCTGCTGATCCCACTCTACGCGCGCGTCGGCCGCAAAGCCTTCAAAGCGCACGTCACCGCTCTGATGCGCGGCGGCAACGCCTACTTTGTTCGCAGCGCACGAGGAAACCTGGTGCTGATGGCCGAGAACCAGCGCGAGTACGACCGCACGCTCGCGCCGTACAAACGCCGTCATCGACGCGCGACAGGCGGCGGGCGACTCAAGCGCGGCGCCGACGTGCCAATCGCCGTGCTGGTGCCGCGGGTGACGATCAAGAAGCGGCTGGATGTGTATGCGGTGATCGCGAGGCAGGTGCCGGCGATGTCGGCGGCGATCGAGAGGGAACTGGGCCGGCTTGGCTGAATTGTTCGATCTCGCACGCCGACGCGCTCGATCGAAACACTACGCCGCCGCGCTGGAAGCCCAACCGAGGCACGCCAGCCATACCGTCTTCGGGATCGGTTTGGCGCCCGAGAGATAGTAGTTGAGCATGCGCCGCGAAATGCCGATGGCATCGGCCGCGCGCGCTTGGGTCAGCCCGTGTTGCGCCATCCAGTTGAGCAGACGTTCGTGGCCGATGCCACCTGCCTGCTCGACCGCGATATTGCGCAGGTTGTCGGCGGCGATCTCCAGATCATCCGGCACCCACACCACGTAGCCGCCCCGTACGTCGACTCGCGCACCGGCGAAAACGGCTGGGTCGGACAGCGCTACGAGCGCTGGGTGAGTTCGAATGACTGCGGCCAGGTCAACCTCGAAGACCTCGCCATCAGCGAAGCGCAGCCGCAGGCCATTCGGCCCGGTCACGCTAGTCTCGACAATGGTGTGCTGCGGGTCGTGAATCATGGGTTGCACTCCTCAAACACCTTGCGGGCGGCCTCTCGGTTCTCAGCGATCCAAGCCAGCGCCTCAGTGATCTCGGCGAAGCGCACCGTGCGGCTCACCACTTCCAATGTGTCGAGGTACACCAGCGCGTCCCGGCGGTCTGCCAGCACGATGTGGACATGGGCCGGGCGATGGTCCGGCACGTTCACCCGGATGGTCATGCTCGCAAGGCGATGGATCGTTGGCATGCCTCTAGTATTGTGCAATGGTTGCACAAAAGCAAGGGCAAGGTGCAATCGAAGTTACGAGACGTCGCCGAAGATCCAATAAGAGACCCGTTTACACCCATTCACGCCGATACCCAGCGTTCCTCCCAAGCCGACTAGCTCATGGCCAACCGCATCTCCCTCCTCGTAGCCCTGGAGGGCGCGGATGAGGGTCTCAAACGCGCGATTTCTTCGGCCGAGCGCTCGTTCAACGAGATGTCGGCGACCGCGAAGACTGCGGGCGCGAATGCTGCGCAGGGGATGGCGGAGCTCAAGGCGGGAACGGCGGCGCTCGGCGATCAGCTGACTCGGGCGCGGACGCAGTTGCTGGCCTTTGTCGGCGTGTCCTGGGCGACGCAGCAGGTCACGCAACTGGTGCAGGTTGCCGACCAGTGGAACCTGATGGTGGCGCGCTTGAAGCTCGCGACCGCCGGCCAGCGCGAGTTCGTGATCGCACACGGCGAACTCTTCGCCATCGCGCAGCGGATCGGCGTGCCACTGGCGGAGGTGTCGACGCTGTACGGCAAGTTGCAGCAAGCCGTTCGGCAATTGGGTGGCGAGCAGAAAACGGCGCTGTCGCTGACCGAGTCGATCAGCCAGGCGCTGCGGATTTCTGGCGCCTCGGCGTCGGAGGCGCAGTCGTCGTTGCTGCAGTTTGGGCAGGCGCTGGCGTCGGGTGTGCTGCGCGGCGAAGAGTTCAACTCGGTGGTCGAGAACTCGCCGCGCCTCGCGCAGGCGCTGGCTGATGGGCTGAATGTGCCGATCGGCCGCTTGCGCAAGCTGGCCGAGCAAGGACAGTTGACCGCGGATGTGGTCGTCAATGCGCTGATGTCGCAGAAGGACAAGCTCGCCGCGGAATACGCGCAGTTGCCGGTGACGGTCGGCACGGCGTTCGAGCGGCTCAAGAATGCGTTTGCCCAGTGGATCGCCAAGGTCGACGAGTCGAGCGGCATCACGCGGAAGTTGGCGACCGCGCTCGATTGGCTGGCGCGCAACTTCGAGACGGTGATGGGTTGGCTCAAGCTCATCGCCGAGATCGGCCTGGCGGTGCTGATCTACCGTCTGATCCCGGCGCTGATCACGGCGTGGCAACTGGCCGGCACGGCGGCGGTGACGGCCGCGGCCTCGACCTCGGCGGCGTGGGCCACCGCCAACCTCTCGATGTCCGCGGCCGTGGCGACCGCTGGCCTGCTGAAGACGTCTTTTGCCGTGCTGGCGGCCGCCCTGATCGGCTGGGAGATCGGCACCTGGTTATCGGAGAAGTTCGAAGTGGTGCGCAAGGCCGGCATCGGCATGGTCCAGGTACTGGAAACCGGCCTGGAGACGCTCAAGTTCTCCTGGGAACGCTTCGCCGCGATCTTCACCAGCGACACCATCGCGGCGGCCACGCAGCGCCACGAAGATCGACTGCGGCAGATGAACGCGATCTTCGGCGAGATGTACGTCGATGCGTCCGAAGCGGGTCGGGCAGCGCAGCAAGCGGCGACGACGGCAGCCGCCAGCGCCGAGGAAATGGCGCGACGGCTGGAAGCGGTACGGCAGGGCACGCAGGAAGCGGTTGGGCGCGGCATCGAGGCCATCGATGCCACCCTCAACAAGCTGAAGAGTCAGATCACCGCCATCGAGCAGGTGGTGACTGCGGCCCAACAGGGTGCGACACAGGCGATCTCAGGCATCACCCAGGCTTATCAGGGCCTGACCGGTATCGTCGACGCGACCTTGCAGCAGCAGTTGGCCAGCACACAAGCGCACTATGCGCAAAAGCAGGTCTTGCTGGAGCAGTCGAGCGCATCCGAAGCGCAACTGATCAAGCAGACGACGCAGCTGCTGGTGGAATCGGTGCAGCAGCAGTCCGATCTGCGCGCCCAAGCGCTCACCGATACGCTGCGATTGATCGAGCAGGAGGGCCAGGCACGCAGGGTCGCCGCGCAACGCCAGGCGGAAACCGACGAAGCGCGCCGCGCTGCGACCCTTCGCATCGACAACGAGATCCTGGCCGCCAAGCAGCAGGCGCTAGCGCAGGCGGCGGCCGACTATGTGCGCCATGTCGATGCGCTCAATGCCGAAGCCAATCGCCATCTGGCCGAGATTCGGCGCATCGAGGACGAAAAGCGCGCGCTGTCGCAGACCACCGAGGACCGAATTCGCGAGTTGCAACGCTCGACGATGGGCGAGTACCAGGCCTATCAGGACAAGCTGACCCAGGTCGCCGAGTTGCAACGCAAAGCGCGGGCTGCGATCTCCGAAGGCGAGTTTGAACTGGCGATTCAGTACGCCAAACAGGCCCAGGATCTGGCCGCGCAGACCGCCAAGGCGGTCAAGGACGGCGACGCGACCATCGTCACCCAGAAGCAGGCGGTGAAGACCGCCATCGATGCGATGCGCGAGAGCGAGCAACTGGCGATTCAGGCGCTCGAAGGTGAGGGTCGCGCCCATCAGAAGGCCGCCAGCGAGGCGACGTCCGCTCGTGGCCAGATCGAGACTGCGCTGCGCGGCACTCAGGCGCAGATCGAGCAGATTCAGGCGCAACTGGAGACCGGGCTGAAGTTCGCCATCGATGTCGACAGCAGCAAGCTCGACGCCGCACTGCGCCAACTCGAAGAGGCGCTGCGCGAGAAGGCGTACCTCGTGCGCATCGACGCCGACCTCAAGGCCGCCCATGCGCAACTGCGCGATCTCGAGGCGCAACTGAAGGACGGCAAGACGCTGCTGGTCAACGCCGACATCAGTCGCGCCAAGTCGGCGCTGGAAACGCTGCAGACCTATGCCGATCGCACCGGGCAGATCGATCTGAAGGTCGCAACCGAGAAGGCGCAGACCTCGCTTCGCCTGATCGAAAGCCAGATCCGCGCGTTGGATGAGATTCGCACCGAGTCACAGCACGCGATTAGCACGAACGCCAACCAGGCCCGGAGCGAGATCCGGTCGCTCGACGGCATGAACACCAGCTCGACGCACACCATCTACGTGAAACGGGTCGAACAGAATGCGTCGGGCGGCCTAGTTGGGTCCGGAATGACTGCTCCGCGCGGCTACGCAAAAGGCGGCTCCGTACTGTCCTTCTCGCGCATGAAGTCGGGTGTGGTTCCGGGCTCCGGCGACGGCGACACCGTGCCGCGCGCGCTGGAGGCCGGCGCGTTCGTCATTCGCAAGGCCGCTGTGCGCAAGTACGGTGCTGCGACGCTGCGCAAGCTGGCTGGCGTAGCGCGCTTTGCAACCGGTGGCTCTGTGCCGAGCAGTTCGCCGGGAACCTGGTCATCGAGTCCCGCTGGCGCAAGCCCCATTGGCTCGCCCGGCGTGACGCCTCCGAAACCGAAGCCTGTGCCTACGACGCAAAAGGTCAATCGAGATGTGTCCGAGGCCCTGAAGCTCATCGAACTTGGCCTGCAGGGCGCGAGGATCGGCCGGGCGTACATGGAGCGCGTGACGCGGATGATCCCGATCGGCAGTCAGAACCTCAGAACCGATCCGATCGACATTCAGGCGCTACAGGACCGCGAATATCTCCAGCGTCTGCTGAAGGTCCGCAAGCTGACCAGCTTGGAGTCAGGCTCCGTCGACACGATCAAAGGTCGTTGGCGCACGGCGATGGCGCAGGGCCAGCTTGCCGGCGTGGACCTCGAGCGGCAGCTGATCGAGTACATCGAGCGCGAGACCGAGCGGCAGATGTACTTCGCCCGCGGCGGCCTGGCAAAGTCAGATACGGTGCCGGCCATGCTGACGCCCGGTGAGTACGTGGTCAGCCGGGAATCCGTCAAACGACTCGGCGCCGGGTTCTTCGCCGCGATCAACGCCATGAAAGCACCGGCGAAAGCGGTCGCCACGACGATCCAAGGGTTTGCTCGTGGCGGGCTGGTCAGTCCCAACGCGTCGACGCGGGTAGCGACGGTTCTGCGCACCATGCCGACCGATTTTGAGGATCTGGCGGCATCGGGCTTGCGCCCGCGCCGTTCACCGCGGCTCGACTGGAACGACGCGCCACCGCCCAGCAAGACCATTCGTGTCGAACTGGCGAGCGGCGCGCGCTCGGTGAGCGCGACGATCCCGGCGCGGGACGAATCGCGATTGCTGGATCTGCTGCGCGAGGCACAGGCCCGGGCGTGACTGTATGCGGAAGGCAGACGTAGCCCAAACGATCATGCCGCCAATTTGACCGTTACCGGCAGCTTCAACTTGGCGCACAGACCCAGCAGGTAGTCGACGGAAACCTTCTCGACTCGGTTCTTCAGAATCTCGTTCAAGCGCGGCGCGCTGATGCCAAGACGTTCAGCGGCGGCAGCCTGCGTCAAGCCGGAACGGGCATGCCACTTGCGAAGTTTTCCGGCCAGTTCACAACGCATCAGCATGACCACGGCCTCGTGTTCGGGGAAACCGAGTTCCAGGAATACGTTCTGCTTGGTCATATCAGCTCCTTGATCAATCGATAGCGCTGTCTGGCAAGTTCGATGTCGGCAAGTGGCGTCTTCGGTGTCTTCTTTTCGAATGCATGCAGCACGTACACGGCAGATGCGAACTTCGCGACGTAGATCACCCGAAACGCACGCTTGCTATCGCGCACCCGAATCTCATAGCAACCAGGGCCAACGGTCGTCATCGGTTCGAAGTCGCTCGGCTCGCCACCCTCCTGGATGAGATAGAGCTCGTGACCAGCCCGCAGCCGTGCGCCATCAGGGAATGACTGCACGTCCTGTCTGGAGGAACCCAAGAACTCAAGTCGCTTCATCAGTGACCCGATCTTACTACTATTCGTAATGAAAGCTTAGCGCCCGACGCTTTCGATAGCAACCAAGAACCCCTACATCGAAACTATGGAACTGCGCCAACTCTCATCCGGCGAGACACTGACTCTGCCGGACGATCTGCTGTGGGCCGATGAGCACGCGTGGACGCCGGCGGTGGCGTCGACCACCTATCTGATCACCGGCGCGCTGCTGGTGCAGTCGGCGACGCGGCAAGCCGGGCGGCCGATCACGCTCGTTGGCCCCAGCGACATGGCTTGGGTCACGCGCGCGACGGTCGGCACGCTGCACGCGTGGGCGAGCCAGCCGCTGTCGGCCAACGACGGGCGATTCGAGTTGCGCCTGGCCGATGGCCGCAACTTCGAGGTGGCGTTTCGCCACGCCGACCTTTGCGTCGAAGCCGAACCGGTGCTGGGTTTCCCCGCGCGATCCGAAGCCGACCGCTACCGATTGACGCTGCGCTTGCTGCAGCTCTGAACCTGATAGGACCGACATGCCGATTCTCGTAGGCGACGTGAAGCTCGTTGCCAGCCAGGTCATGGACGACGTCGCCGAAGGCGGCGGCGCGCCGACCTCCACCGTCATCGTCGATGGCGCGAGCAACTCGCTGTTCAACGACATCTCGGAGATGGATCGCGCCGGTGGCCGCGTGAACCTGCGCAAGGTCTTCGCCAGCGTGCAGACCGACACCACCGACACCTATCTGGGCGGCAACGTCATCGTCGCCGAGGCGCCGAGCGATCCGCGCGTCGCGGTCACGATCTTCTCGACCGAGGAGGTCTTCGACCGCCGCACCAACGCGCGCGACCGCATCGAGGCCTATCTCAACAAGGGCTCGCTGTGGAACGGCTATCTGCTGGAGAACCACATCACCGGCCAGCGCAGCATCCAGTTGTTTCAGCGTGTCGGCGCCGAGTTGCCGGCCATTGGCAAGACCCTGTACCTGGTCGCCAACGAGGGACTGGCGAACGAGTTTGCGCAGTACATCCGTGTCACCCGCGTGGCGTCGGAGACTCGAACTTTCAGCTATGGCTCGGGCAGTGGCATCGTCGACTACGAGGCGGTGGTCGTCACCTGTGATCTGTCGGACGCGCTGCGCCATGACTTCGCAGGCTCGCCGCCGGATCGGCTGTTCACGATGGTGGCGGGCAAGACCAAGACGCGCGACACCGTGGTCGCCGATGCCGCCAAGTATTGCGGCGTGGTCAAGACCACCCAGCCGATCGCCATCGGCGATGTGGCGGCCAGCGTCACCAGCATCTTTACCCAACTGGTGCCCTCGGCCCAGACCGAAACGCCACTGCTCGATCTGACCGCAGGCGGCACGTCCGAGGCCCTGGTCGAGTCCGCGAACGGCACGGTCAGCTACACGACCTCGGTCGCGTTCAGCGCCGCGACGATCCTGTCGGTCGGCAATGCGATCCAGCCTGGAACGCTGTCGATCAGCGTCAGCGGTGCGACATTGACCGACAACGGCGGCCAGTTGATGGCCGGCGCCACGGTGATCGGCACGGTGAACTACGCGCGCGGCCAGGTGGCGATGGCCACCAGCGCGCCGAACTACGCCGGCATCAAGACCATCACCTTCCGCCCCGCGGCCGCGCCGATCCGCGTGGCCGACACCGCGGGCGTGCGCGTCGACATCGAGAACCGCGCCTACAACTACGTCCTCACGATCCTGCCGAGCCCGGCGCCCGGCACGTTGCAGGTCAGCTACCGCGCCCAGGGCAAGTGGTACGACCTGCGTGACAACGGCGCGGGCGTGCTCAAGGGCAGCAGCCCGGAGTACGGCGTCGGGACGGTGAACTATGGCTACGGCACGGTGGCGGTGACCGTGGGCGCGCTCCCCGATGTCGGCAGCGAGATCGTCTATGCCTGGGGCGGCAAGGCCAACTACTTCAATCGATCCGACCAGACCATCGCGCCGCCCGCAGTCTCCCTGCAACTGGCGCAATCCGGCATCACGCCGCAATCGGTCACCATCACCTGGAATGACGGCGCGCCGCGAACCGCCACCGACGATGGCGCAGGCCGGATCACCGGTGCGGCGACCGGCACCATCCAGTACCAGTCGGGCCTGATCCAGTTCACGCCCGCCACACTTCCGGCCGGCGGCCAGACCTACAACGTCGCCTACACCTGGGGGCCGCCCACCGAGGAGGAATTCCACGCGCCGATGCGCGATGGCACAGGTCGCATCGACGTCGAAGTGGAATTCGACGGGCTGATCCCGGGTACGGTCGAGCTGGAGTGGAACCTGCTGATCGAGACCTTCGACTACATCTCGACGACGCCGGCCGAACTGCAACTGGTGCGCCCGGTCGATCCGATCAAGATCGTCAGGGACGACCGCAATGGCAACCTGAAGGACACGCAGGGCCTCGTCTACGGCACGGTGAACTACGCCACCGGCGTGCTGCGCTTTCTGCCCGATACCACGGTGCGCATTCCAGTCGCCCGTTATCTGGTGACCCAGATCGGACTCACGCGCCTTGCCGACGGCACCCTCGTTCCGGTCTACCGCAATGTGTTCTCGCACTGGGAGTACATCACCGCAGGCGCGGCCATGCCCATCGACGACTCTGCTTGGGCCAAGGTGCGCTACCGGACTGCGGGCACCTCGAACAGCGTCACCCAACCGTTCACCGCCAACGGCCTGACGCTCGATCTCACCCCGAGCTTCGCCGAACCCATCGTCCCCGGCAGTGTCGGCTTCACGCTGGGCGGCAAGACTTACTTCGACCGACTCGGCAGCCTCTACTACGACCTGAACCCGGTCAACGGCGCGGCGACGTTGGCGGGCGCGATCAACTACGCGACCGGCGCGGTGACGCTCACCGCCTGGGTGCCCGGCCAGCCCACGGCGATCCAGTTGCGCTCGCTGCTGACCAGTCTCGACGGCACGCCGGTCGATGAGGTCACCTTCCGCATTCCGGCCTCGCCGGTGCGACCGTCTAGCCTCCAACTGCTGGCCACGCGGCTGACCGGCGGCACCATCAATGTCAGTGCCGACAACCACGGCGTCATCGCCGGCGCGGGCATCACCGGCGCCATCGACTACGAGACCGGCGTCGTGCGCGCGCGGTTCGGATCGTGGGTGATCGCGGCGGGCAACGAGGACGAGATCTGGTTCGACCCCGATGCGGTCGTCGTGCTCGACGGCGTGCCCAAGGTGTTCAAGCCGGCGCCGGTGTTCGCCGACACCATCAAGTACAACGCGGTCGCGTATTCCTACTTGCCGCTCGATGCCGATCTGATCGGTCTTGATCCCGTCCGCTTGCCCCAGGACGGGCGCGTGCCGATCTTTCGGATGGGCGACTTCGCGGTGATCGGCCACACCGAGACAGTCGGCCCGTTTACCGCCAGCGCCGGCCAGGTGATCGACTGCGACCGGGTGCGACTGTCGCGGGTGCGAGTGCTCGATGCCAACGGCGTCGTGATCACCTCCGGATACACCGTCGACCTGGAAGCGGGGCTGGTGACGTTCACGAGCGTTGCGGGCCTCGCGCAGCCGGTCACGGTGGAGCATCGCATCGAAGACATGGCACAGGTCTCCGACGTGCAGATCTCCGGGCGCCTGGCCTTCACCCGGCAGATCACGCACGACTATCCGACCGGTTCGCGCATTTCCTCTGCACTGGTCTCGGGCGATCTGCGCGCCTACGTGTCGACGCTGTTCGACCAGTCAACGTGGAACGGGGCGTTCACCGACGCCCTGACCGGTAACGCCGCCACCGCGACGTTCAACGATGTGCTGGCGCCGATCACGGTAACGAACGCCGGTGCCATCACTGAACGCTGGGCCGTCCAGTTCACCAACACCACAGCGTTTCAGGTCATCGGCGAACACGTCGGCGTCATTGCTACCGGCACCACGGCCAACGATCTGGCGCCGATCAACCCAGCGACGGCGAAACCCTACTTCACGCTGCGCGCCCTCGGCTGGGGCTCGGGCTGGGCGGCCGGCAACGTGCTGCGCTTCAACACCGTCGGCGCGCTGTTCCCGGTGTGGGTCGTGCGCACCATCCAGCAAGGTCCGGAAACGGTCACCCGAGATTCCTTCACCTTGCTGGTGCGCGGCGACGTGGATCGGCCCTGACCGTCATTGAATTTCCGGAGTCCGATTCATGAGCAACAAGGTCAAATGGATGCACAGCAGCATGCCGGGCGCGCCGGTGCTGACCAACAACTGGGGCAGCCTGACGGCGATGCTCGACGCACTGCTCGTCAACGGTTTCAATCTGAAACCTGTGCTCGAGTTGACCCGCGACGACACCACTGCGACCGCGACGATGAGTTCGGGTCATGGTTTCCTGGTCGACCACGTGGTGCGCATCGAGGGATGCGAGGAGCCGGCGTACAACGGCGAGTTCACGATCACCGCCATCACCGCAACCAGCATCAGTTTCAGCGTCTCGGGTGAGCCTGCATCGCCCGCAACCACGGTGCTGGGCATCACCGCCAAGATCGCGCCGCTGGGATTGGAGATCGCCTTCACCGGCGAGAACAAGCGCGCCTATCGCAGCCCAAATCCGCTCTCAACCCGACCGTTCCTGCGTGTCGACGACAGTTTGCCCGCGGGATACACCACCACCTGGGCGAAGTTCGGACGAGTGACGCTGGCCGAGGACATGGTCGACATCGATACCTTTGTCGGCGCGCGTGCACCGTTCGATCCGGCGGCCCCGAATGCCAACGAACTGCCCTCCGGCAGCGGCGCGTCAATGTACTCAGGTTGGTTCAAGTGGTATTTCGCCCGCAACAACACCGCCGAAAACTATGGCGAAGCCAGCGCGGGTGCGCGCAGTTGGGTGCTGGTCGGCGACGACCGCGGATTCTTCCTCGCCTGCGCTTCCGGCTGGGGTGGTGATCTGCGGGTGCTCTACACCTTCACCGACTTTGACAGCTACAAGCCGGGCGATAACTACGCGTCGTTTCTGACCGCATCGGATCGCTACCAGACCGTTGGTGCGTGGCCGGTCAGCTATCCGAGTGAGGAGTGTTATTCAACCTATTCGCTGCAGACAACTGGCAAGATCTGCATGCGCGACTACACCCAGGTCGGCGGCAACGTGCGTCTCGGGCTGTTTTCGTTGAACGACGGCAACAACCAGAACATCTCCGGTCGCTCGGGCAACATCCCGTTCCCGAATGGCCCTGACTACGGCCTGATCCTGCATCCGATCTATCTGCGCGAAGGCAGCGGACACCTGCGCGGGTTTCTGCCCGGCATCTACTGGATTCACCAGAACCAGCCTTACCCGCATATGACGCTGATCGAACAGGTCCTGGGTTACCCCGGGCGCAAGTTCCTCGTCGTGACGCTGGACTACGCCCACGAGGGCAACACCAGTGGGTTCGCGTTCGACATCACGGGGCCATGGAGGCCCTGATCCGTGGCTTATCCATTGGATGAGAGCTTCGATGCGGGCATTCCTGCAGGCTTTGCCAGCAATGGTGGGGCGGGCGGCATCACCGCAGCCTGGAACGAAGGCGCGCAAGCGGTCGACTTGGTGTTCACGCACGCACAGAACTTCTGGCGTATCGATGCGGCCGACGTCGCGCAAGACTTCTGGTTCGAGATCGACGCCGAAGTCATGGCGGTGACCTACAGCTCGACGTGCTTTGGGTTCTGGCTATGGACCGGGTCGGGCACCTACGAGGGCCACCGCCTGACTGTTTGGGCACAGCAGTGGCATCACAGCTTCTGGGATGCCCACGGCAATCAGTCCGAACTAATTGCGCATGCACCCGCGCCATGGGCATTGTCCGGTGCTCGCCGAACGCTGCGCATCGACGTGAAGCGCGGCGTCGACGGCGTCTGGCAGTACCGCGTCAGCGAAAATGGGAACGTGGTGTGGGAGGGCTACAAGCGGCACTGCGGGAGCTTCCGACCGAGCATCTACGGTTTCGACCTGACTCTGCGCGTGCATCGCGTCGCTGGTGGGATGCCAAGTGCGTTGCCCGACGCCCCTCCGGCACACTACCGCGCGCTGCCCGCCATCGTGGGGCGCACGCGACCGATCCCGGATCTCGCCGCCTTGCTGCGGTTCTCGCATCGCGCATTCCATCGTCTGGCCGGTACGCGCAATCACTATTACGCGGGCGATCACCACATCACCGGCACGGTCAAGGAGAAGGACCTGCCCGAGGACCGTCCGGTGTCGCGCCGGGTCCTGCTGTTCGATGAGCGCACCTACGCCGTCGTGCGCGAGACCTGGAGCGACGCGGTCACCGGCGTCTATCGATTCGACAGGATCAGCGAGGTGCCGCGCTACGTCGTGATCGCTTACGACCACAAGCACAACTTCCAGGCGGTGATCGCCGACAACTTGCGCGCCGAACCGATGACGGAAGCGCCGACGTGATCCAGATCTCCAACGACCTCAACAACTACCGGTTGCAGGGCGTCGTTACGTTCCTGGCGCTCGGCATCGAGCAGGCGCGCGCCCATCTCTACGCCGGCCCGCGTCCGAGCTTCGGTGCGCCGCCGCAGGGGCCGCTGCTGGCCTCCATCGTGCTGGATGAGCCGTTGGGCACGGTTGCCGATGGCGTTCTCGAAATCACCCCAACCAACGAAGCGCTGATCCTGACCACGGGCGAGGTGACCTGGGCACGCATCGTCAATGGCATGGGCGCGCTGGCCTGGGATTGCGATGCGTCGGATCTCAACGGCACTGCCGAGCTGCGGCTGCCCACGACTACGCTGTATGCGGGCGGCTACACCCGCATCCTGACGGGACTGCTGGGGTGATATCCGATGGCGGCTGTCGATCTGCGCTTTGCCCATCCACCGGGCAGCGCGCATCTGGTGCTGGGTGGCGATCCGGCTGGTTCGCATCCGCCACTCGATGCCCAACTGGTCGGCGCGCTACCGGCGCTGCGGTTCGAAGCCCTGGCCATTCCAAATGCGTCGTCGACACTGGTCGCCACCTTTCCGGCGTTGGAGATGATCGCCGAGGCGCGTTACGCCTCTCGGGCCGCTCGTCCGCTGGTGGGCAGTACCGGGTCGGTTTGGCAACGCGGGCGTGGGTTCGAGGACGGCGCCGAGCACCGCACCGCATCCACGGCCAGCCACCCGTCGCAGGCGCGCGCGTCCTGGCAGACGGGGCAATCGCACGACGCCAACGTGACCACGTGGCGCGCGGCGACATTGGTGCGCGCGCCGGTGTCGGCGACGGCGAGGTTTCACGGTGCAATCCAGCAATCGCCGGGTGCGCTCCGGGTTCCGCATAGCGAATCGCTGCACCTGCGAACGGCGGGCCCGGTGGCCTATGCGAATGCCGCCCGCATGGACGCGCTGGAACGTCGCGTGCGCCATGAGGACGGACTGCGAGATCGTCGTCAGCCCATAAGCTGTCGCTTCGACGTGGCCCAGGCTCATCCAGGCCTGCGCTTCTTCGAAGCGATCCAGGTCGCCACAGCCATGCGTCGCTGGTTGGCCGCGCGCTGGCAGAACGCCATGCGGCCGCCGCCAGGGCGCCCTCCAGTACGTCCGGACGGCCCCGATCCACCGATTGTTCCCTGCTACACGCCGAATCCGAACCTGCGCTTCGCCGCGCTGGCGGCTGCGCATGGTCATCTGCTGTTCGTCTGCGAAAACCACCCTGGGCCCGGCCAAGACGGCCCGGTCGTCGTTCCGATCCGAAGGGTCTATGTCGTGCTGAACCATGTGACGCTGCATCGATGGCCGGATGGCGTGCCGGTGCCGGTGATTTCGCTGTCGCTGAGTCTCGACGTCGACTCCTGGGCCTGGGGCTTCGAAGCCACGCTGCCCGCCATCGCTGAGTCCTTGATTGCGCCCGCCGACGGCGCGCCGCCGGTGGAACTGGTGGCCCACGTCAACGGCACCGATTTCCGGGTGCTGGCCGAGAACCTGACTCGCGAGCGCAGCTTCGCCGAGGCCAGCCTGCGTCTGTCCGGGCGCGGGCGCACCGCGGTGTTGTCCGCGCCCTACGCGCCGGTGATGTCGTTCGCCAATCCACAACCGCGAACCGCGCGGCAGTTGATGGATGACGTACTCACCATCAACGGCGTGCCGCTGAACTGGACCATCGACTGGGGCCTGACCGATTGGAATGTGCCTGCAGGCGTGTTCGCCCACCAAGGCACCTGGATCGATGCGCTGGCCGCCATTGCTGAGGCGCCCGGTGGCTATCTGCTGCCGCATCCGTTCGAGGCGATCCTGCGCGTGCGCCACCGCTATCCCGTGGCGCCTTGGGACTGGCACGTGGTGACCCCCGATCTGGTTCTGCCGGTCGATGCAGTCTCGCGCGAATCCATTCGCTGGCTGGAGAAGCCCGCCTACAACCGGGTGTTCGTATCTGGCCAGAGCGCGGGCGTGCTCGGCCAGATCACGCGTACCGGCACGGCTGGAAACGTGATCGCGCCGATGGTGGTCGACGCGTTGATCACCGAGGCCGCCGCGGCACGCCAGCGCGGCACGGCGATCCTCGCCAACACCGGTCAGCAGTTCGAAGTGGGCCTGCGTCTGCCCGTGTTGCCGGAAACCGGCATCGTCGAGCCCGGTACGTTCGTCGAGTACCAGGACGGCATCGTGTCGCGGCTCGGCCTGGTGCGCTCCACGCGCATCGAAGCGGGCTTCCCGGAAGTCTGGCAAACCCTCGGAGTGGAATGCCGTGCATAACCTCTACCGACAGTTCCGACAGCTGCTGCCTGATCCACCGCTGCAAGCCGGCATCGTGGTCGAGGTTGGCGCCAGCCGCGTCGTGATCGCGTTGCCGGGAGGCGGGTTAGTCCACGGACGCGGCGAGGCCACGCTGGGCCAGACCGTGTTCGTCCGCGATGGCGTCATCGAAGGCGAAGCGCCCTCATTGCCGCTGGAAGTCATCGACATCTAAACCGCACCCCTTTCGCTTCACCCCTGAAACCCGCTCCGGCTCCCGCTGGGCGGGTTTTGTCATTTCTGGAGACCGACGATGACCGAAGAAACCGATGCACCGCCCATCGAATCCACGCTGCTGCTGCGGCACGAGGATTTTGATGAGCTGCTGAACATCGCTGCCGAACGCGGCGCCGAGCGTTGCCTAGCCCATCTTGGGCTGGAAAACGGACACGCGGCGAAGGACATCCGCGAACTGCGCGACCTCCTGGAAGCGTGGCGCGATGCCCGTCGCACAGCGTGGCAAACCACGGTGAAGGTCATCACCACCGGCATCCTGGCCGCGCTGCTGGTCGGTGCCGCCATCAAGCTCAAGCTGTTGGGAGGCGCGCAATGAAACCCAAGCTCTGCCTGCTCGAAGACTGGCGGCAGGTTCTGCGCCGTGCCTGGAGCATCCGATTCTCGCTTATGGCGGCTGCCCTCACGGCGGCGGAAGTGGTGGTGCCACTGTTCGGCGACGTGCTGCCGCGTGGCGCGTTTGTGCTGTTGGCCTTTGCTTCCAGCATCGGCGCGACGGTTGCCCGCATCGTGGCGCAGCCGGGGATGCACCGATGATCCCGCCGCCAACTCCAGCGGTGCGCAGGACGGTGGCCGGTCTGAGCCTGTCCGCCGCCGCCCTGGTCGGCATCTTGCTGCACGAGGGCTATACCGACCGCGCGGTTATCCCGGTCAAAGGCGATGTGCCGACCATTGGCTTCGGCGCCACCACAGGAGTGAAGCTTGGCGAGACCACGACGCCACCGAAGGCGCTGGCTCGGGCGCTAGCCGATGTGCAGCAGTTCGAGGGCGCGCTCAAGCAATGCGTGACCGTGCCGCTGGCTCAGCACGAGTACGACGCGCTGGTGAGCTTTTCTTACAACGTCGGCAGCCATGCGTTCTGCCAGTCCACGCTGGTGAAGAAACTCAACGCCGAGGACTACGCCGGGGCGTGTTCCGAGTTGCTGCGCTGGCGATTTTTTCAAGGCAAGGACTGCGCGCTGCCCGCCAATGCGCGGCTGTGTGGCGGACTGGCCAAACGGCGTGAAGCCGAGTATCGGCAGTGCATCGGGGAGGCATCGTGAGCGTGATTCCGTGGCCGTACCGTCTGCTCGCCTTGGCCGCGCTCGGCCTCGCCCTGGTCGGCTTCGGCTGGGTCAAGGGCGCGGGACACGTTCAAGCGCAGTGGGATGCCGCCGTCCAGCAACAAGTTCTGCAAGCCACCGCCGTCCGCGAGGAGCAGGCACAAGCCACCGTCGAGGTCATCACCGAATACGTCGACCGCGTTCGTGTCGTCCGCGAGAAGGGCGACACCATCATCAAGGAGGTACCTGTCTATGTGCCCGTACAAGCCGATGCTGCTTGCACTATCAACCGTGGCTTTGTGCGCCTGCACGACGCTGCCGCCTCAGGTGCACTGCCCGAACCCGCCCGAGATACTGATGCGGCCGCCACAGGCATTGCGCTCTCTGCCGTCGCCGGAACTGTCGCCACCAACTACCAGACCTGCCACGAGACGGCGGAGCAACTGAGGGCGCTGCAAACGTGGGTCAGGGAGATGGCATCCACCACCCAGTAA